CAATGGAATAAGCAGAAGGAAGAACGTAAAGGTCAACTGGAAGCTGTACGCCAAGAGCAAGAAAGAATGAGTAGAATTAACGAAGAGAGGAACGCGCAAATGCACGCTCGATACGTTGATGAACAAAGACAGATCTTGCCTGACCTCATACCTGAATGGCGCGATACTAAAGTCGCCAAGAAGGAAGCTACAGAGTTACGTGATTTTTTGTTAAACGAAGGTTTTACAGAAGAAGACGTAAGTGGACTAGCAAATGCTTCGCTCGTAAAGTTAGCTCGAAAAGCCATGTTATATGATCGAGGACAAACTCGCGCAATTAAGGCAAAGACTAAGCCTAAGCCGAAGTCCAAGACACTTAAAACTGGTTCTCGAAACTCACAACCTAAACCGAAAGCGGCACACACACAAGCGCTTCAGCGCGTAAAACAAACTGGCCGTGTGCAAGACGCAGCGGCTGCAATTAACACGTTACTAAGTAATAGGAGGCCATAATGGCTATTGTAGCAAACACATTTACCGGCTATTCGGCGGTTGGTATTCGAGAAGAATTATCGAATATTATCCAAAATATTTCGCCCGAACAAACGCCCTTCATTTCTAATGTTGGTTCAGAAAATGTGACCAACACTTACTTCGAGTGGCAGGAAGATAGTCTTTCAGCCGTTCAGACTACGGCGCAGATTGACGGCGACGATGTGACAGCATTCGACGCAACAGCGGCGACTACTCGAAAAGGTAACTACACACAGATCTTGCGTAGAACCACAATCGTTGCAGACAACCTTGCAGACCAAGATACTGCCGGCCGCACCAACGAATTAAGTTACCAACTAGCTAAGCGCGGAAAAGAAATTCGCAGAGACTTAGAGGCTACAATGCTTCTGAATAATGCAAGCGTAGCAGGTGCAGCGGCGACAGCTCGTGAAACTGGTGGCTTAGGTGCTTGGATTGCAACTAACGAGAATGTCGGTACAGGCGGCGGTTTAACAACCGGTGACGGTACAACAGCTCGTACAGATGGTACTCAGCGTGCATTCACAGAAACCATCTTAAAAGATGCAATGCAGCAAGCATTCGTGTCTGGTGGTGAGCCTTCAATCTTAATGGTTGGTCCGGTTAACAAGCAGACAGTATCAGGTTTTGCTGGTGTTGCAGCGCAACGCTACCAAGCTCCATCTGATAGCCCAACCACAATTATCGGAGCGGCTGACGTCTATCTATCTGATTTTGGTACATTAAATGTGGTTCCAAACAGGTTCCAGCGTGAGCGTGACGGATGGTTACTAGACCCAGAATATGCGTCAGTAGCTTACCTACGTCCGATCCAACAGGTTGAGCTTGCAAAAACTGGTGACGCTGAGAAGTCAATGATCTTAGTCGAAGCTGGTTTGAAAGTTTCAAACGAAGCTGCACACGCAATCTGTGCAGACTTAACTACATAATAATAGTTAGGGCGGCGCAAGTCGCCCTACTTTAACTCAGGGGAAACTTATGGGTCAAAGACGTTTATTTGATAGAGATCCTATGATGGGGACAACCACCTACTGGCACGTTACAGATAAGGGTGAGTATATGCTTGAGACTATTCAAGACGTTACAGAAATAGCTAATAGAAATAAAAGAGAGTACAACGAAACACCCAATAAATATAGAGATGTAAATAAGGTAGCATCTATTCCACTTTCCGTGTATTATGAATTAAAGCGTCAGGGCATCGTTGATGATCCTAAGGCTTTACGTAAGTGGTTAAATGATGGCGATAATAGAGTTTTTAGAACAAGGGCAGGCACACTGTGAGTATAGCAAATTACACTGATCTAAAAAATACAATCGCTGATTTTCTTAACAGAAGTGATTTAACGGCGGTTATCCCGACATTTATAAGTTTAGCTGAAGCAGATATTAACAGAAATTTGCGGCACAGACTTATGGAAAACAGAGCTACGGCTACAATCAATTCTAGATACAGTGTCTTACCCACAGACTTTGTGGAGCCCATTAGATTGCATTTAGAAGGAACTAGCCACAATCCTTTGGAGCTCATAGGTCTATTTGAGATGCAAAAGAAACGAGCTGCTTCTCAAGACGTGGCAAATAAGCCATTATTTTATGCATTAACACAAAGCGAAATAGAATTATTCCCGACGCCTAATGTTAATTATGATTTAGAAATGTATTACTATGCAAAAGTTCCAACTTTAAGTTCAAGTACGACGACTAATAATATTTTAACTAATCACCCAGATATATATTTGTACGGCAGCCTTAGCCACAGCGCACCTTACCTAGCAGAAGACCCAAGAATACAGGTGTGGGCTGGCTTGTATAAAAATGCTGTAGACGGCGCTAATCAGGAAAGCCAGAGATCTAAAACTAGTGGATCCGGCATGAGCATGAAGATAGAGGCGTACTAATGGTAACTATCGTAAAACGTGCAACTAAGGGCGCTCCTCTTACACACGATGAAGTTGACGCTAACTTTGAGAACTTAAACACAGGTAAAATTGGTGCTACTGGCGGTACAGTAAATGATGATGCCATTGTAAACTTTGGTAATAATACTGATTTACAAATTTATCACACAACAACTGGTAACGATGGCTATATTAAGAATAACACTGGCGAGTTGTATATTCGTGGCGACAACATTACGCTAGGTGCGGTAGACCCAACAAGCCCAACTTTCATCACAATGGATGAGAATGGCGCTGTTGAGTTATTTTTTAACAATAGCAAAAAGTTAGAAACAACGACAGATGGCGTAACCATTAATGGTGGTCTTACTGTTACTGGTGGTTTTACTACAGCTAGTCTAGGCGTAACAGGCGCTTTGACTGTTGATAGTATGACTGTAACAAATGCTCTAACGGCAGGCTCAGTTATAACAGGATTAATTACAGCTAGTGGTGCGGTAACAAGCGCAGGGCTTACGTCAACTGGCGATGTATCGGTAACAGGTAATGTAACGGCAAGCGGAGATATGTCTGTAAGCAATGTTTCAGCAACATCTGTTACCTCAACAGGAAATATTAGTGGTGGTCATATATCGGCTACCACAGTGACAACAACAGGCGATATTACGTCTGGAAGTAATGTTATTGCTACTGGAAGCGTAACTTCTGATAGCATAGCAGCAAATGGTTCCATCTCTGGTGGGGCTATCAGTTCAACAGGTGCGATAACGTCAGGCGGCGGTATTAACTCTGTTGGCGATGTAACTGTAACTGGTGCGTTAAGCGTAACAGATGCAGAAACAACTAGGTCAAACCTCGATGTCGATAGGGCAGGCGAGGCATTGGCATTCAGTATAGCCTTGGGTTAAACGAAAAGGAGAAAATCATGGCTGACGCAGCGAAAGCTACAATGGAAGTTACAGTCCTTCCAGACGAGATTGCAAAAACATTCTCAGCAACAATGACTGTCACACCTGAAGACGCAAACGACAAATGGTATTACAAGCTATCTTCAGTAGATAACACAAGCTCTGACCTTATGGCAGGGTCTTTTACAGACTATACCGCTGTAGATAGCTCTACAGCGCCAACAGCCGTTGCAGGCACAGATAAAGTTAAGTTTCTATACATCAAGAATGTTGATGGAAACGGCGGCTCTATTTATGTTATTTTTGATGGTGCGGCGGTAACTTCAGCTTCGACTGATGCCATTGTTTTAGGGCCAAACGAAAGTTTTGCGGCACGTTTGCCGAATACAACTGTGGCAGATGTTCATGCAATTTCGTCAGCATCTACTGTTGAGTGTGTTGTTTGCGCTTTGCTTGACGACATCTAAGTAAGAGGTAAGCACATATGGCTAATACGTTTAAAAACTACACGGCAGCTAATGTAGGCAAGTCTGAAGAAACTGTCTACCAAGTGCCGCAAGGTACGACTTCAGTGGTTATTGGATGTAATTTAGCCAATGTGCATACCGCTCAAGTAAAAATATCTGTCAAGGCTGCATATGTTCATTTGGTTAAAGATGTACCTTTACCAAGTGGCGCGGCCTTGTCAGTGCTTGATGGAAAAGTTATTCTTCAAGCAGGCAACACTATCACAATAGAAAGTGATACGGACGAAAGCGTTGATGTAATCGTGAGTGTGTTGGAGCAAACATGAGCAAGCAGAATGAGTTAGTTGAACTTGCAAGAACTGGCGCATCAGGCGGTGGTGGGCAGAATGTTGTCATTAACGGTGCAATGCTAGTGGCTCAGCGCCAAACCACATCTACAAATGTCAATAATAAATATGTATTAGACAGATTTTATGTTTATAGACAAAATACTGGCAGCACATATACTTGTTCTCAAAATTCTGTTTCAGACTTAGCTGGGTTTACTAAATCATTAAAGATGGACGTAACAACAGCCGATACTTCTCTAGCATCTAATGAACAGGTTTATATTCAAACAAAATTTGAAGGCCAAATGGTGCAAAGATTTAGAAAAGGACATTCTGACGCTAAAGGTTTTCAACTTTCATTTTATGTTAAAACGAACAAAACTGGCATATATACAGTAAGATTGTACGACAGAGATAATAATAGAAATGTATCTGGTTCATATACCGTTCCTGACGCTAACTGGAACAGATACACAGTCAGTTTTCCAGCCGACACAACAGGAAAATTTGACGATGATAATAATAGTTCTTTAGAGTTATTTTTTCATCTTGTTAATGGTTCAGATACAACAACAGGAACTTTGCAAACTACTTGGGCTACTTCAACGGATGCTGGTAGTGCAACAGGGCAAGTTAATTTAGCTGATAGTACCAGTAACGATTGGGAAATTACTGGCATACAATTACAAGCAGGCGATAAAGCTTCAGATTTTGAACACGAACATATTTCTGAAACGGAAAATAAATGTAAAAGATATTATAATGTGTATGGCCGATCAACTGGTACAAACCAAGGCTCTTCTGCTCACGCAGGATGGTGTTATAGCACCCAAGGTGGCAGCATAAGAATACCATCAGTAGGTGGCCCTCAAATGAGAATACGCCCTGCATTAGGTTTAGTTGGAACACCATCTAATTCTGGCACTGTAGGTTCTGGCGGCACAATGGGAGTTTATACAAGTGGAGCTTGGCAACCTGCTTCGGGTAATACTTGGTATGTTACTGATGCGTCACTAGACCCAACTTTTAGAATAGATTTTAATGTATCAAGTGGCTTGCCTACTGACGGATGCTGTGGTGTTTATTTTTATAGTAGCAGTGTGCTTCCTACAGACAGTAGTTTTGCAGGCGTTACTTTAGATGCGGAGTTGTAGATGAATATTGCGAGCGCACAATATTACCAAGATTTTGATGGTGTAATTAACACTGTAAGGGTGGTAATGGATGATGATGAAGTTCTAATGGTTCCAAAAGATGAAGTAGGTAACAGACATTGGGATGCTCTTATGGAATGGGTTGCAGACGGTAATACTATAGCGGAGGCTGACTAATATGGCAGGCTATATAGGTGCAAACACTAGCTCAGTAAACAACAATCAAAATGCGGCTGAACGTAGAAAGAAGTTTACGTTTACAGCTAATACGACTGTGCTATCTGGTTTAAATTTTGCGCCTGAAAAAATACACATATTCCATAACGGAATTAGGTTGGTCAGGACGACAGATTATACCGAGGCCACAGATGGGCGGAGCGTAACCCTTGTTAACGCTGCACAAGCAGGCGATGAGGTGGTAGCTATTACGTTTGCACAAGACCCTGCGTCTGGTGCGTATACTGATGCAGATGTTGACGCACATTTATTAGACGCAGGCGTTACGCTCGATGCAACGAATGATAGAATAGGCGTTGGTATAGCAGCTCCTACTGCACCTATTCATATAGAAGCACCCGATAACACTGAACTTATGAACTTTACTGTAACAGGTAATGAAAAGTGGGCGCTAAAAGGTGCGTCTGGTGTTGGCTCAGATGATTACGTTTCTTTTGGTATATCTGGTGGAACTGAAGCAATTAGATGGCATGAAACAGGTTATGTTAGAATGCCGCAAACGCCAATGTTTTCTTATTTAGGTTCTAGAACTCACACTATGGGTACTGGTGATATGGTTTGGTCTAGTGCTAATGTTTGGTCTAGTTCTGTAAATCATTCTATGAATAATGGGTCACATTTTAATCCAGCAAATGGACGTTTTACCGCTCCGATTACGGGGCTGTATCATTTTCAAATACAAGCTCAAGTTTATGGTCATAGCTCTGGTTATTTTTACACATACTTAGATTATAACGGAAGTGTTAGGTCATACATTCAAATTAGTCAGGGTAATGTTTATTACCTTTCAACGCATCATATATACATAGAGCTTAATGCAAACGATTATGTGAACGCTTCAAGCACAAACAATTACACAGGGTCCCAAATTCTATACCCAGCATTCAGTGGCGCATTAGTAGGTTAGGAGAAAACTATGCCAGATATAACAGTAACGATAACAGCAACCGAGCAAAAGTGCATGGAGTATGTGGCTGCCGATGTTCAAGATTGGGCAGATAATGCTTTAACAAATAGAGCTAGAATAGCAAAAGATGAGATTATTGCTCTGCTCGTAGCTCATTGCAACGCAAATGACGTAGCTATAGCGACAGGTGAAGATGCACAAATTACGCAAGCCTACGAATTAGAAGTTGTTAAAACGGCGGCGGCTAGAAACGCAGAAATGAGTACACCAGAATAATGGCAGGCTATATCGGAACATCAGGCTCTACGCCCCAAGCTACCCAAACGCGAGATAGCTTTACTTGTGTTGGCGGTGAGACTTCCTTTGCAACAGGGGGTTATAGCCCCAACTATGTTGACGTATTTTTAAATGGCATAAAAATGCAAGTGGGTACGGACGTAACGGCAACTAATGGTTCCGATGTGGTGTTTGCTAGTGCTTGTTCTGCTTCTGATATTGTAGAAGTTATAGCGTATAAGACATTTGAAGTTGGCGGCGCGGCAGGCGGTGGATTGTTCAAGGGTGATAACGGAACATCTGGAAGCAGCGCAGGCGATATATTTAGATGTAATGAGCAAGAGCTAAACACAGACGTAGAGATTACAGCTACAGAAAATGCTAGTGCGACAGGGCCATTGACTGTAGCCTCTGGTACAACGCTCACAGTTAATGGAAACTTGGTGATTATATGAGTACGTTAATAGTAGAAAACCTAAAGGGGCCAACAACAGGCAGTAATGCTAATAAGATTATCGTGCCGTCTGGGCAGACATTAGATGCTAGTGGTGGAACGCTTGTGCCGAGTGCAGGGCAAGTTATTCAAACTGTTGTTGCTGAAGACGATCAAACGCAATCTAACCAAGTAGTAGTTTCTTCTTCTGCTACTTGGGTAAACACTGGAAACACTGCAACAATCACTCCAAAGTTTGCAACAAGTAAAATTTTAATTAACATACATGACCCTATGGTTGGGGACTCTGATCAAGATGGTCATAATGTATATGCAGGGTGGAGATTGTACAGAGGCACTTCTACAGTTTTAAAAACTTTTGCTTATAACGGTAGCGAAAATACGACTATTCTTATTTCAAGAGGTGGACAACAGTCAGCTACTACAATGAGTACATTTCATTTAGATAGTCCTGCGACAACAAGTGCAGTAACTTACAAGACTATGGTGCAACGTAATTCTCCAAGTAATAGAGAGTTGCGAATTAATTGGCCTAGCACACAATCCATGACACTTATGGAGATAGCCCAATGAGCATCTTAAAGGTAGACACCATCAACGAAAAGACGAGTGGTAATGGTGTGCAGATTGCAGGGCATGTTATTCAAAGAGTATCTACTAAATTTAGTACTGAAACTATTAATAGTACACAATCTTTTGCTGATATATCTGGTGCCTCAATAACTTTTACTCCAAAGTCAGCATCAAGTCTTTTATATATAACTTTTAATTGGAGTATGAATGCCTATACTTCAGGCACAAATACTAATGCTGGTGGTATAGTAAGAATAATACATGACGGAAGCGCTTTAGACTATAATGCTGCAGGAAACTATGAGTGGTATTTTCAAAATGATGCTGGTGCCGGAGTTGGTCCTAATCAGTATGCAAGACAAGTTAAAATAGCAACGGTTGCCGCTAGTAACACTAATGCTAGGGTGATAAAAGCACAAGGAAGAATATATGCTTCTCCAACTGTTGCCATACGTATTAACCAAGCTGGTTATTACACTTCATACTTTATGGTTGAGGAAATAGCCCAATGACTTCTATTTTAAAAGTTGATGAAATACAAAACACTGGCGGCACTACTGCCTTAACCATAGATAGCAGTGGCAGAACAATAACTCCTACAAAACCATCTTTTTTAGCTTACGATGGTTCAACTGGTTGGCAAACTTTAGGTGGTACAGGTAACACTAAACTTCCTTTAGATGCTACACAGCATAATCGTGGTTCACATTATGATACATCAAATTATAGATTTGTCTGCCCTTGTGACGGTGTTTATTCTTTGCAAGGACAAATTTATCATGATGCCAATACCGAATTTAAGTTAAGAATAATATTAAACGGTTCAACAGACATTTCGTTTGTAAGCAATAGTACTCAAGGAGACTCAGCAACTACTTCTATCACAAGAGAATTTACTACAAATGATTATGTAGAGTTGTGGGGGCAAATAAGTAATAGTGATGCATCAGATTTTTATGCTGGTAATACTTCAGCAGACCACAGTTATTTATTTTTTAGCGGATTTTTAGTAGGATAAACAGATGACAGATATAGCAACAGCATTAACAGAATTAGGAATTGATGAATGGGTTTTGCGCGGCGAACCTACTTCTGAAGCAGAGTTTAACGAAATGTTTCGCAAGGTAACTGGCGCAGACGAAAACGGTTCTGCAATAGAAAGCAGTAACCCTAGCGACTTTGGCACAACTTGGTCGGCAGTATCAGCTAAAAAGACTGAGCTAGTCAATGCAGAACCAATGAGGCTACTGCGTGAAGAGCGTAACCGTAGATTAGCTGAGACAGATTGGTGGGCGTCTAGTGACCTAAACATGAGTTCTGAGCGTACAACCTATCGTCAAGCTCTTAGAGATATAACAGACAGCGCAACTAGCTTAGACGATGTAACGTGGCCTACTAAACCATCTTGAGGTAAATAATGACTAAAGCCAGAGACTTAGCAAATTTAGTTAGTTCAAGCACCGATGATTTTCGTGTATTAGGTAAAGATACTGACACAAGTACACAGTTAGTTGTGCAATCCGATGACACTGCGAATGCGGTGGCGTCTGTAAAATTAATGTCTCGTGATAGCAGTAATGTTAATAAAACAACAAATATTTCAAACGAAGCAGGAGTAGTAAAATTAGATAGCGATACGCTTATTTCCACAACTACTCAAAACCAACTTAGATTAGAAAACACAGCCGCTAATAGTTTAGGTTCTTATTTAAAAATACGCGATGGAAACTCAACAGCTAATGAATATACTTGGATAGGGCGTTCCACAAACGATACTTATTTTTATGCTAATAATAGTGACCTAGGAATGAAGATTACTGGAGGTTCTACTAATGGTGGAATTGTAACAAAACCTAATCAGCCTGCTTTTGGCGCATTCGGTTATAGCGGAACTACAACCCAACTTGGGGGATACAATCCTTTGTTGTTTAGTACCGTCCATACAAATATTGGAAACTGCTTTAGTAATAGTACTGGTAAATTTACTTTTCCTGTCTCTGGCCGTTATTACTATTTCTGTAACGTAAACCTAAAATCGACTGATGGTAGCTGGCTGGGTTTGTACCTTATTTATAATGGAACTGGGCAAATTAATAGTTGGAGTAGGAATGCAACTAATTTTGATTATAATAACACAATAGTTAGTGGTGTAACTGACGCAACAGCTAATGATTATCTGGCTTTTGCTTGGCATCCTAGCTATGTTTCGCCAGTACTAAATAATAGTAGCTACATCCACGCCAGCATACACTTAATAGGTTAAGGCATAAATGACTGCACTAAACCCATATGTCGAACGTGACCCAAATGCTTCTGGGGCGAATGTTGTATTTGCAGGAAAGCGTTACTGGCTAGTAGGATATTGTGAAGGTGATGGCATTTGGAGCGACGACGCGCAAGACCAAGGCACATGGGCTAATGACAGTGCGGCAACAGGTATATGGGTGGATGACAGCGCAGCGTCAGGAACGTGGACGGATGCTTAGAAAAATGGTACGTTAAGTTTAATAAAAGGAATTTAATATGTCTACGACAACAAATTTAGGTTTAACGAAGCCGACTGTGGGGGGTAGCGACTCAACATGGGGAAATACGCTCAATTCTAATTTTGATTTACTTGACACAGCCGTTAACACGGCAATGCCTACTGGCGGCATTATTATGTGGTCTGGTACGATTGCAACGATACCGACAGGGTGGGCATTATGTGATGGTACAAACGGCACACCTAACTTAACAGGTAAGTTTATTGTTCACGCAGACGCAGACAGTAGCGGAACGTACAACGTAGGCGCGACAGGCGGTGCAAATGATGTGACACTAGCAACTAGCGAACTGCCTGCTCACAGCCATACAGGTACGGCGGCAAGCGGTGGCGCGCACACGCACACTGGAACGACAAGCAGTGACGGAGCGCACACGCATACTTATACTGATAGTTATGTCCTGCAAAGCTCTCTCGTTCCAGGAATTGATATCGATTTTAACGCGACAACTTGGAACCCAAATGGCTCACAAACTGGCACTACATCTTCGGCAGGGTCGCACTCTCACACTGTAACCATTGCTAGTGGCGGCGCACATACTCATACATTATCTGTCGATAATGCAGGCGGTGGTGGCGCACACGAAAACAGACCACCTTACTATGCACTTGCCTATATTATGAAAACGTAAACATGACATTAGTACCACTTGATATACCATCTGGATTTTACCGAATAGGCACAGACTACGAGCAATCTGGCAGATGGCGTGAGGGTAGTTTAGTTAGATGGCTCGACGGTTCATTGCGTCCTATTGGCGGTTGGCAAGATAGAAAGCAAGATTTTGCCTTGCAGCCAATAAGAGGTATGCACGCTTGGGAAGCTCTTAACCAAAGTACATGGTTAGCAGGCGGCTCACATAATTCATTAGTGGCAATGACAGGTGGTGGATTATGCTACGACATTACACCAGAAAACTTAGCAACTGGACGTATAGATGCGGCTGTAAGCGCAGGCTATGGTAAAGGTGCTTACGGTGTTGGTTTTTGGGGTACGCCAAGACAGCAACTTTCTAACGCAATTCCAGATCCTGCTACATTCTGGACTTTAGACAATTTTGGCGAATTAATGGTTGGTTGCCATTATGATGACGGTAGACTTGTCGAGTGGGATTTAAATATTGTTAGCGGCTCAGAGCTAATAACGAACAACAGCTTTACCACAGGCACAGATTGGACGCTAGGCACTGGTTGGGCTATTAACTCTGGGCAAGCAGAGTGGACAGGCACAACGGCTGCAAACCTTGAGCAAGCTATAACAGGCCTAACAAGCGGTAAAAAATATCACTTTACTATAAATGTCACTGACCCTGATGCAGATAATGATGCAACTACAATACCGTCATTAAAAGTTAAGATTATCGGCACGACAACAACGACAGTTTTACTTGATAAGACATTACCCATTGGTAATAGCTTTTTTAGATTTGACACAGATGATACTGGCGTCACAATACAAATTTATCCTGCTACAAATGCAGAGCAAAATGTTAATGTCACAGAAACATCTCTTAAATTAGCTGTGGTAGCTACACCAATAACAAACGCACCTATTAATAATCTTGGGTTAGTTGTCACTGAAGAGCGTTTTATCTTTGCGCTAGGAGCTGGAGGCAATAGTCGTAAAGTACAATGGTGCTCGTTTGAAGATAGAAATCTGTGGGCTCCGGCAAGCACTAACCAAGCTGGGGATACAGAGTTACAAACTTCTGGCCAGATCATGGCCGGCATAAGAACTAGAGGACAAATTTTAATACTTACTGACGTAGATGCCTTCACAGCGGTATATTCAGGGCCGCCCGAAATTTATCGGTTTACTAGGGTTGGCACATCTTGCGGAACTGTAACCAGCCGTGGAGCTGTAGATACAGATAAAGGCGTGTTCTTTATTGGCCAAGAAAATTTCTTTTTGTTTAACGGCAACACAGTACAGCCTATTAAATGCGATGTTCACGATTATATTTTTGGTGACATAAATACTTCTCAGCAAACTAAGATATGGGCAATGGGCATACCGCAATATGGCGAAGTGTGGTGGTTTTATCCATCAGCTAACAGCATAGAAATAGATCGTTATGTGGCTTACGATTACAATGAAAATCACTGGATGATTGGCGAGCTATCAAGAACGTCTGGCGTTCAACGTGGCGTGTTTAGATATCCTATGATGGCTGATTGGGATACGACACACGCTAATATAAAAGAGCATGAAGTTGGTTTTAACGTAGATAACGGTGCAATCTTTGCAGAGACAGGTCCTATTAGCATTGGTAATGGTGACCAGATAGCTAAGGTAACCTCTGTTATTCCTGACGAAGTTACGCAGGGTGACGTAAATATGACTTTTAAAACACGATTTCACCCTAACGACACAGAAACATCACACGGGCCCTTTACGCCAGCCAACCCTACAGACGCTAGGTTTAGTGGCAGACAGTTACGCATGAAAGTGCAAGGTGTAAGACCAGCTAATTGGCGTGTAGGCGTTATGAGATTACAAACAGTAGCCGGAGGTAACAGATAGTGCCGGTTCCTATTCTTCCTATTATTGGCCCAGATATTACGCAATGGGGTAGGCAGATAAATACTTATCTGCAAAGAAATTTAGGTAAGTTGTATTTTAAAACTCCTGAGGATAACCCGTCAGAAGACGGGGTTGTGCTTTGGGATAAGACTAAAAAGTATGCTGTTGTATCCAGCGACAATGCGTTTAGACAGTTAGCAACTAAACAAGCTGTGCCCAGCGCTAATACAGGATCGGCTGGAGATGTAACTGGAATGATAACTTGGGACACTAATTACATATATATTTGCACTGCCGATCACGATGGATCGACTGCAATTTGGAAAAGAGTAGCATTAGCTACGTGGTAGGCTCGACGAATGATTGATAATGTTGTAGAATTTGTATCAAAGCCAAAGATTAGGGTTGAGCCTGTAGTCGAAAATATTGATGATATTTTGCCTAAGGTTATAAATATCCTGAAGCCGGCTATAGATAATAACAATCGTAACGCATCACTAGATGATGTTGTAGGCGACATACTAAGCAATCAGTCTCTTATGTGGGCTGTATACATCGAGGACACGTTAGCGGCGGCATTTACAACCAGCGTCGTAAAGCACCCTCAAAGACACACACTTTTTATAGAGTTTATGGGTGGAGTAGAAATGAATGTTTGGATGAGGGCAGCTTTAAATGTGCTAAAAGAATTAGCAAAAGAAGCTAACTTATCTGGTATTGAAGCTGACGGACGTATCGGCTTCTCAAAATTTGCAGAAAGTGTGGGCTTTAAGGAAACCTACAGACACTATGAGATGGAGATTTAGTCGTGGGCAAAAAATCAACAACAAAGGAAATGCCTCAATTTCAAGAGGATTTACTTGTAAATACAATTATTCCTTTTGCAGATAAAATAAAAAATACTGAGTTTGAGAGTTATTCCGGTGACAGAGTTGCAGGGTTATCTGGGCTAGAAAGGCAAGCAATGGGCGGTTACGGAGCCCTAACGCTTCCTTCTGAGATACAGCAAGCATCTGATATATTTGGTGATATGGCTAACAGAACGCCGGCACAGAGAGCCGCTGACATACAAGAATATACAAATCAATTTACAGATAATGTCGTAGACCCAACTATAAATCGTATGCTTAGAGAAAGGGCTCAAGCTCGTGTAGGTGAAGACGCTGACATGATTAAACGTAAAGCTTTTGGTGGAGCTAGACGCGATTTATATGAAGGTGAACGTCAAGGCGCTTTTGAAGCTAACATGGGGCAAACTATCGGTAATTTACAATCACAAGGTTACTTAGGGGCTGTGCAACGAGCAAACGCTGAAGATATGTCAAGAATGAACGCTGCCAAGTCTATGCTTGCCGCTGGCATATCAGGTCTAGGAGCTCAGACGGATATACTTGGCAGACAACTTGCGGCTGGAGGTATTGAGAGAGGAATAGAGCAAGCAGATCTAGACGCTCAGTACCAAGAATTTTTAAGAGGTTATGCAGACCCACTAAGAAAATTTGGAGTTCTTACAGGAGCTGCCGGAGCTATACCAACCGGATATGGGACTACAACAGAAAAAGATCCTATGGGTACAATTGGTAAATTATTAGAAGCTGGTGGAGCAGTTGGATCTGGCGGCGGATTTCCAGCGATCTTTTCTGACATTCGTTTAAAAGAAAATGTAATAGAAGTAGGCGTGGACCCTACAACAAATTTAAATCTTTATGAATTTAATTACATTGGTGATAAAGAACGTCGTTTTCGTGGTGTAATGGCTCATGAAGTTGAACGTGTTTATCCAGAAGCTGTGGTGGACACTGATTTAGGATTTAAAGCGGTTCATTATGATCTTCTTAATATAAAATTTAAGGAGGTTAACTAATGTCAGCTTATCTACTAACTCAAGAAGACATAGATATTCTTGAAGAATCTGGAAGAAATGTTAATGGCATTCCTGTTGGAGCTGAAGCTACGGCTGAAGAGTTAGCAATTTTAAATATAGTTCCACCCTTACCTACGTCAGCCGGCAATGGTGGAGGCAGCAATTCTAGTGAACTTGTAGTTGAAAATGTAACGCCTAGACCTGAAGTTACAGACGTACCTCAAAACACTTTTGATGCTACAGCTATGCAAAA